TGTTTTAACCATACATTATATTCGTCATCATTTACTTCTTTATATTGTCTATCGAATCCTATTATTACCTCGTTTACACCTAAATCTAATAACATGTTTCTCTGAGTATTACTCACTTTAGCACTACCACATAAAGCTACTGTAAAATTATTGTCTACTCCAAACATACTTGCTGACTGCAATACCCCTTTTTCACTTTCTACTAATAAAACTTTCTTTTTTCTTCTTATTATTTCTTTATTCACATTAATTCCATAGAGGTTCTGTCCTAACGAGTGATTATACATATCTCCACACATGATAAAAGGTGTATATTTACCATATATATCTATGTCCAAATCAAGTGTGGCTCTCTGTCTAATTCCTATTAATTCATTATTTATATCATAATGAGGTATTATTATGCTTTGTCTATATGTAGAATATAATATGTTATATTTTTTCATTACCTCTTCTGAAATATTATCGCTTTTCCACTCATCTGTATAAATAGGTTGAAACATATTTAATAATTGTTTATTTAATATATTGAAATTTTTAGGCTTTTTACTTAATCTTTCATATTTTTTTTTGTAATTATTAATAAAACTCCAATCGTTTATAACTTCTATTCTGTCATCATTAAAACCATACTTTATATCAGATATTCCAAGTAGAGTACAAATATATGTAATACTTTGAGACAGATTTAAATCTTTAACCTCGGACACTATTGCTAATATATCTGTAAGTCCACATTCTGTGTAACAGAAGAACGTTTTAGTTTCTTTATTATATGAGAGCTTGTTGGGAGAATTGCCTCCATGACATATAGTATTTAAAAGTATATGTTCGTCTGTTTCATCCCATATAACTCCACCTAATGTTTGCAATATTAATTTTATATCATTATCAGATAACCTACTTTTTAATTCCTTGGCATCCATTTGAACACCCTCTTTACAATTTAGTTTTATTTAATTGGGCAATATAGTCACGACCATCATCCATTGAGTCAGCATCAAATACTGTAGGATTTCCAACATCCTCAATTTGAAATTCTAATAACGTTTTTTCTATGTCTGAAATTAACTCATATTCAGAATTTGTAACAAAACAATCTTTTTCTCTCATAGTACCCATATTTAATTTCGTCCATACTATAATATCATTCCATCTACCACCACGGTTTTTAAATACATGATAACAAAAATTAGGCATTTCATAAAATCCACTATCCAATATAGGTTTTAATTTCTTTATGTCTGGTGGTGAAGCAGGTAAAGCAATAATGCCTCCATCTGCTTTTTCAATGATAGCTTTACTTCCTTTAAGTGCATTTGCATCCTTTTCTTCTTTCCAATTTGACGATAATTGTGTAGCACTACCTAAATATATATCATATTTATTCGCAACCTGCTTTAATGATTGACTAAATAAAAATAATATTTGATGTGTTTGTAGACGTATTCCTGTTTTTTCTATATAATATGAATATAAACTAGGAGAATCATTTATATAATCAAAGAAAGCATGAGTTATATTTTTGTTTAATACATACTCTTCAATTTTGTCTCTAATGTGGTCTATATTGAAGTCAGGCATATATTCTCCATATACTGTTGATTGTTTCATAATTGCTTTAGAGGCATGTATAATCTCTCTTTCCTTGTCTGTTATATCTTTCTGTTCAGATATTCTATCTTCCTCTACACCACTTATATGAGCTAATAAACATGTCTGTATTTCTTCTCTTGTTAATTCAGTTGATATAAATAAACATGGTTGCTTTTCTCCTGTCGATATCCACTCCATTTTTTTCCAATCGTATATTAAATCACATCCTATATTGCAAGCTTCTGTCATAGATGACCTAGATTTACCTCCACCTGATTTAGAACTTCTTATTATAAACTTTTTAGCTCTCATCCCACGAAATATAGTTGTAAGATAACCACTTTGGAAAGGATATCCCCATATATCTTTTTGTTTTTCAATATCATCAACTAACTCGTCAATATTATCTCCCAAATGAAAACTGTAATTATCAGTAAAATCACTATCCCATGTGTTTTTAAATTCTAATAACTTATTTGTAATTTTTGCTAAGACTTCGCTACTATTCATTTTATCAAACGCTTTCATTTTTTCTTCTTTTTCTTTTTGTTTATAATCCATTGTGTCTAATTCATCATACTCTTCATAAATAAAAGATATGTCCATTCTTAATTCGTCACATGCATTTCTGAGTATGCTGTATTTTCTTACATTATCTTTATATAAACCAACATTATGTATTTTATCCTTTGTTTCAGTTATTGCGTTTTCTATGTAGTCAAACCCATTATTAACATTCCATATGTCTAATGATGTTTTAAACAATATTAATTCATTTTCTATCTCTACAGCACTTATTTTAGAGATATTTGATTTTTTAGCAATATTAGTTATCGCTCCCCATACTAATTTATGAAATCTTTCAGAATAATCATTTGCTACAGTTTTATATTTATCATCTAATACAAATTTTGGATTGTTACAATATACACCAAACAATAACCATATGTTTCTTTTATCAATTAAACCATTAAACTCCATTATCGTCACCACCCAATTCATCTAAATTAATTAAGAATTTGTTTGTTCTGTCTTTTGGTGTTATTTTTATTTTTTTAATAACTGTATTATCTACAGGCTTTATAACAGTAACACTATTACTTATAGATTGTTGTTGTAAGAAGTAATCTTTAGCGTTCTCATATTCAAATTTAACGAGACCTAATCCATATTTAACATCCATTTTCACAGACTTAATTTCAACTAAATACCATAAACAATAAGCCATTCCACCATATGTATAATTAAAGTTTTCTTTATAATCTCTTATCTGCTTTAACATCATTCCATTCATTACATCTAATTTAAAATATTTTAAAACCGTATTAATTATATTGTCATACTCTTGTTTCTCTTGTAATTTTAAATCATAACATTCCTTACAATATGGTTTATTTGAATATATAAATTTCTCTTCTTTTGTTATCTTTTTATCACAACCCTTACAGGTTGAAACTCTTGCCAATATAAACCACCTCTTTTTAATTAAAATAGGTAGAGTTCTCACCCCACCTATTCACTTTTATTATTTTATATTATATGTAGCACATAATCCTTCTAATTTTAATACTACAACCTTGGCTAAATCTATTTGAGAAGGTAGTAAACTATCAAACATTTTAGGATTTCCCTTTTCGTCTTGACCTATATTAACTTTAAGAATACTTAATGTTTCCTCTAAATGTCCCTCGTTTACTAATTTTTCACCTAATGCTAATCCTTTAGCTATAACTGCTTCAAAATCATCATCAACTAATTCTTTAAATACTACCTCTGTTGTTAATTCAGATTTATCATATTTTGATGCAAATACTTTTTCAAGATTTTCTTTTATTTTAGATACAAGCATTGAGTTTGGTAATCCGAATGTATCTTTTAATTCTCCATCTTGGTCAGTTTTTCTAAATGTTATTAATCTATCTGAATGTACTGGGTCTTTTGATTTATTATCTAAATATACTTTTCCAACTAAAAATGCTTCATTAAACATTTGAGCTTGCGTAGTATCTTTTAATTTTGTACCAACCGTTACTTTTTTGCTTATTATATCGGTAGTTGTATATAATTGTGTTGTAAAATGGACAGGTAAACCTAAATTTCTTATCTCACTTACTATACCTATTGTTGCATTCAAATATCTTTTACCTTTGCCAAAACTCAAGTCTTCTATTATTTCAACCTCTTTGTTAGCTGAGTGATATCTACTAGCCATTTCCTCAAACTTATCCATAGTATCAATAACTACACCACTAAAACGCTCTCTAACTTTTGGATTTTTCAACTGATTAACTATTGAAATAACCTCATCTATAGAATAAACTCTTTGAGCCATAATATTTTGTATTGCTTTGTGTCTATCTTCAAACATTATGAATAGTGGTACTTTTCCTTTTGGTGACACTGACAATAAAAATCTATTTATAGAGTCAGTTTTACCATCACCAGTTGCTCCCATAAAAACTACAGGATATCCACTAAAG